ATATACCGGAACGCTATTTGGAAGAAACATTGTTGTAGTCTCTTTGTTCATTCCGGAGCCAGCATTAATATTAAATAGCGCCTGTGTTGGCTGTAATATATCAGCAAGAAGATCATCGCCAGCTGCAGAATCTAACTTTTGAGACAACATTACTGGATTTTGAAATAACTGTGACATAATAAGCATTTTTTGTTTAACATCTTCATTTTCACCAGCGTCATCTGCATTTCTAACAAATCCTCTAATTACAAGCAATCTTCCGGCCGTAAGTAATCCGTTTGATATATCCGTCACCATATTATAAAATTTGACCATATTATTTTTATGACTTAATAAATATGAAATATTTGAGTCTGTTATGGCCGGAAGTGTTGGAAACCTGATTGCACAGTCTGGCTGAAGTGGGTGATATTTGCTATCCGAGTTTGTTGTTCTTTTTGCAAAATATGTTCCCTGACTTAATATATCTTTAGAATAAGATTGCCCAATTATATCCATTTGAGTTGGAAGATAAGAGCCGGGAACATGCCCATACATAAGTGCTAAATTTGTTTTAAATGAAGAGCCATATCCAAAACTATGTGTAACAGAATTTACATAAAAAAGTAAACCCTTTGAAGGTATATATATCGTGTCTCCGGGTTGATAATATTCATTTCCGGCAACAGCAACAGAACCGGTAAATATTGCGGCTCTCTGTATTGCAAGATGCTGCAGGGCAAGTGGCTTTGCCTGTGTTTCGGCATCAGAAATGAATGGTGCATCCTGAATTGGCTTATGTATATATCCGTATTGTCTCCACAGATCGTAATCTACTGCGCCGCCCCATTGTATAAAGTTTTCTCCACCAAAAACTTGCTTCATCGAGTCATTTACAAGTGGTGTTGTGCCAAAGATATCAACTCTGGTTGCGCTTGGGGCAACCTCTCTAACGTCGTATGACTCTATCTGTTCATCAAATATGACAAATCTTTTCCCAGACCCCGGTCCAAGCAAATTTCTTGTATCATCATCAATCAGGTGGTCGAATAGTGTCCCTTTATTTGCACCACCAGTAAGGAAGTCTCTTGTAGCATCAATTGCTCTTTTTGATTTTTTCCCAAACTCAAAAGTTGATTTTGCCCAATCTGCTGCAGTAAATTTTGCATCAGTATCACCCCTTTCGGGAAATGCATTATTTACAGCATTTTGTATTTTTTCATTTTCCCAAAACTCAGTGTTATTTTCTGAAAATCCACTAATTAAATCACTATTAATTTTTTCTAGCTCTTTTTGTTTTTCTTCATTTTTCTTTATAAGATCAACTAAAGAATTTCTTTTTGATATAGTTTGCTCTAAGTCTTTAAATATTTTATCTAAAGCTGACTCTAATTTTCCAGATGTATCACCAATATATACTGAGGATGAAAATAAAAGATCTTTATCTGAAAATGCTTCATTATTGCTTCTATTAAGCCCTGATGCTGGATTAATTCCAGATTTTTCCAAAAAGCTTTTAACTATATTGTTTATAAAGCCAGCAACGTCTGATGGAGAGCCTATAGTGTTTGTCCCATCTGCTGAGCCCTTAGTGTTTCCCTGGCTCTGCGATGTATTCGTGCCGATATCTTTTCTTGGATTTAATAGTGATTCAAGTGTGCTGTCATAAATAGAAGAGTCTGCAATGGATGTCGGTGTCTTTATAATGTACGAATCGGATCCTTGGCCAAACTCTCTAACTATGTTATCAAAATTGCCAATGTTTGTAGATATATTTCCATCAAGGATGTCGCCATCTCCGCTGGGAGTTGGATCAATTGATATGTTTGTTGAGCTTGTATTGATTAATGTTTTTTCCGATGTATCTAGATTTAGATATGTAAGGTCTTCTGTTACGTCTTTATTTGAGTTTAAAAAATTTATTCCAAAAAATCCAAAAGAACTACTTCCAGAAAGTGGCACTCCAGGTATTAGATTTGAGTCTGGAAATCTTCCAAGCATCATTGCTATAATCCCAATTCTCAAGTTCAAAGAATGAATCTCTAGTTTTAAAGAAGATATCCTGTCATTAAACATTGTGAATAAAAAGTCTGGAACAATCTTTCTGTCTGTTGTTTTTTGATACTTATATAATGCATTTAATACTGATAGTGGCGTCTTATTAAATTGCGGAGGTCTAATTTCAAGATGGCCCTGTGTATTGCAAAAGAATTCCATCATTGTTGCGGACGCTGCAGTGCTGCAACGGTCATAAACATTCATAAAGTTATTTTGAATTAACTGAAAGTTTGATGTTCTAAGATTTAATATATAAGCTTTAATATCTGGATTTAAATCATATTGATCTGAAACAATCAGTAAATTTTGGTCCCTATTTAATTTTACATCTTCTATTCTTCTTGTTGCGGCAACACTCATCATTGCTCTTGTAAGATCGTGATCTGATTCTAAGTTACCATCTTTTTTTAATACTTTATTCTGTCCAAAAATATTAAAATTAATGTCAAGAGTATCTGAAGTATCTACACCGCCAGCAGTAGATGGTTTTCCTCCAAAGAAGTTCACATTATTATAAGTTGCATTTATTTGTTTATTAAGCGAAATATCATATTGTTCTATTGCCAACCTGCTAGTTGCTATAGCTGCTGCATTCTCTGCACTGATTGGTGTTGACTTTTCTATTGTTCTTATTTTTTGTTTTAAAGTATTCTTTTTTCTTCTCAGCTCGGTAACTTCACTTTTTGCATTTTCAAGAGTAACAGAATCTCCGCTAAATCTATTTATTGTCTGCTCAGACATCGTAATCATTCTAAATGGTTTAAAATTTCCATAAAAAGGGTTTTGGTTTCTTATAGAATCTAAAACATAAGAAAGTGCTTCATTTGGAGCATAGTTTCCATTTTTATTTATTACATTCATTGCAGTAACGGAAAGTTGTGTAAATGTCTCCATGTTATATGGTTGACCAGTTACCATTAGGCTTATAACATTTGCAACATCAAGGTTTGCAACTACGGTATTTGTTACTGAAAATCCATATTTTTGTCTAGATGTTTCGGCATTTGCAGATGCGGCACCGCTACTATAGTCTCCGGTAGGTGAGAATGGTGATGCCAAACCAAGCACTCCTGTCCTCCATCGGTATACCATTCCAGACGGATGTTGCATTATTGTTGAGTCACGCATCGATCCGCTTCCTGAGTAATGCCCTTGATAAATATTTGTTTCATTAGCGTTATATCCAGACAATAAGCCATTATCGAATGATAATAATCCTGATTTTAATAGAGCTTTATTTTCAGGAAGAAGATCTAGTCCGGAGCTTCTTAGTTTGCTGCTAGATGATATTGTTTTTATATCATAAGGAGTTAACGGATCTTCCAGTGGGGCCCTTGGGTCAATAAGGCCAGGATCTTCCATGAATCTTACTCTCTTTAGCCATCCCATATTATCATCACACGATACAGATATTGAAGATCCGGTTGGAGAATATTTTTCAGAAACAGAACTAATATATCCACCAAATACATGCCTCATTATAAATGAGTTATTTGAATACATTCTTATATTTTTATAAGATTCTTTTGATATGTGTTGGTTTGTATACAATTTTCTTTCTGCTTCTAAAATTACTTCATCCATCTGAAAGTAAGATCTATCTATTGCAGTATCAAATGAATCTATGTCAATATTAGAATTGCCAGTAACCGATTTATTTCCAGCAATATAAATATGGACACCATCACCAACATTTACAATCCATTTTCCAAGATAAAATATCCTTAATCTATCTCTAATGTAATCTACGTCAATTGTTGGGTCCAAAGCTCCAAGACCAAATACTTCAAATGCCGAAGAGACTATAAGTGTTGGATCTATATATTCTCCGCCAATTCCTGAGTAAGCTAGATCATTCATTAATCCAAGAGTTCCATATAGAGATTCTTCTATTGCCATCTCAACATCATCTTCTATTACATTCAGGATCCTATGAGGATCTATAAGGTCAAATGTAGAAGATTTTGAGTCAGATGTTATTCCAGTGCTTGTACTTATATTTGTAAAAGTACATAGCTCGATAACTCCAGTGCCCGGACCTGTTCCATAGTTCTGTACATCATCAGGATCTACTATCCATGTAGTTTTTGTATTTGATGTTGAAAATGCATTTCTTCTAACTATTTTAATTACGTCATCAGCAGATGCGGAGATTCCCGCTGCAACTCCAAAATTTCCTAAGGCAGAAAGAAATCCATTGCTTGTAGTATCAGACCCGGGTGGCTTAAGATATCTTGATGATGATATAAGATCTGCTAGCATTGTAAAATTTAAATCGCCAGTATCATCATAAAATTTATCAAATTTTGTAAGAGACTCATAGGATCTTAGTTGCGCAACTTTTAGTGCAAATAAAGCTTTTGTTGCCCTAATTAACATCTTCTCTGTTTTGTCCATCCAGCGCAAATCATTTGTTGCTTTATAAGTAGAGAAGGCTTTCTTTTTTATAAGAATGCTTGCAGTTGGGTTCATTGCAACCACAGCCCTTGTCTTTGGCTTAACTGCGGTTGCTCTATTTTGGTCAATAAATACAGAAACACCTGATTCTACAAGATGCAGATCTGCTTTTCCATAAATTAACTGATCAAATGCCCAGTTTACTCTATCAGAAATATCTTTATTTAGGTTTTGTTTTGCCATTTTTAAATCTCATAAGATGATACCAGAATTATCTTAATTTATTAAATCTAATAAGACTTCCCGGATCTCCAGTTTCATTAGCAGTACCTTGCTGATCATCAATAACTCTTGATACACTTCTTGAAGTACTGACAGTTTCTTTTGCATTTGTAAATGGAAAAGAAAGATTATCTCCGTACCCTTGATCTCCAACGGTTGGTTTTTTCTTTGGCTTTCCGGAGGAATCACGGGGGTTTGTATGCCATGGCATAAAGTTGTTTCTTTCTCCAAATTCCTTTAGTGATTTAAATGATATATTATAATCAAAGTGACCTGGAGATGCTCCATTTTCTGTAACAGACATTGCATCAATATATCCTCTATGCACCCTTCCTTGATAATGCATATCTAAAGATACTGCAAATGCCGACAGAGTTGGCAATAATCTTACGGGCTGTGATTTTGACGCATCATTTCCGGCTATAGATTCTCTAAAGAAATCCATAGTTTCGCTAACGCCATTTGCTAGATTTGAAAATGCTCCATTAAAAAGTATTTCGTCTAATGCAGTTGCTGCGCTTACGGGGTCTTGTCTTGTTGCGTCATTTTGAGCATCGGCAATCCTTGCAGCAAGCTCAGATTGTCTTTTTATTATTATATCTTTAAAACTATTTTGTTCTGATTTATAAATCTTATTATAAAGAATATTTATTGCTTCGATACCACCACTACCAGTTGTTCCAGTCATCTGAACCGTAGTTATTTTATCTCCCCAATATTGGATAATGAAGCCACCTATTGTTTGCGACTCTTGAATATTCTTTGTAAAAGAAGTTTGTATATTTGAAGGATTAATATAAAGAGGTATAACTTCGCGATCTGCAATACCTGTGCCAGATAAAGATAGCATACTCTTTGGAATTAAAAATTTTATTGTTTCTCTTGTGAACATATAAACTGATTATATATTGATAGATTTGTTAAGGCCTATTATTTAACTGCTGGTACTACTGCGTTAAGTGAGCTACTTTCTATACCAATATTTTTACCTGTTTTGTCAATAAGAACTATGCTAACTTGCATAGGCTGAGATACCGGCGAGGGGCGAGCCCCTCCGGTTGCAGAATCTCCAACATTCTCCTTTGTCATTTGTGCACCACCGGTATCTGGTGGTGTACCAGCACGTCTATCGTTTGCCTTTTTAATAGCGTCGTTTAGGTCTGCATAGCTTTTCGCCTGCGTGTCATATTTTCCACCAGATGCGCTAACATCTCCTCCGGCGGTGTCAAGCATGGTGTACATTTTTTTCCATTCCTCACCATAATTTTGCTCATTAAACTCTGTTTTCAGGTTAACTTTCATAAGTTGAACCTGCTCATCAATTAACATCTTTGATTTTTCAATGTCTTGAGACATTTTTTCTTGCAAAGACATCGTCTTATCATTTGCGGTTGTTGCTTCTTGGATCTGTTTTTGTAACATTTTTGCAGTCTCATCATCTCCAGCATAAGTTGCATCTTCTAGCTGTGAGAGATACTCAAGTACTCTATTTTGTGTAGCAGAATCAGATATACCATACGTTGATCCTAACATTTTTTGCTGAGTATAGAATTGTGTAGAAAGCTCGGGAGATGCTGCGGCCTCTTTAACTGTGATAATATCTCCTCCGGTAAACGACTTTAAAGTTTCTCGCATACCTTCAGAAAGATTTCTGGCCAATTCTGCTTGTGAGCCGGGAGTTTGATCCATCATCTGTGATTGCATTTGTATACTTGGGGCAAGAACTCCTCCGGTACCACCCGCCGCCGCTCCAAATCCGCCCTTTAGAGATGTTATGTATGCTAGCGCAGGAGAATCTACAATCTTTAATAGGGACTGAGAAAAGGCGGTCGTAAGATCTCCAGCCTGAGCAACGCCAAGGCCAACATCTTTTAGTGAGTCTGCAAATCCTTTTAATATTGGCCTTCCAAAGTCAATTGTAGTGCCCATTCTCTGAAAGCTGCTTGTTGCTCCATCAAGTGAGGCTGTAACTTCATCAACAGTTAGTCCCGTATTTCTTGCTATATCTTGTGATGCAGCCATTAGCTTCATCGAATCTTGCATGGAAAGACCGCTCTTTCTTACCATGGTTGCCATCTTACCAGAATATGCTTCTACTGACATTCCCATTGCTTCGGCTTGTGCTGCCATGGTCTGAGCATAGCTAATCTGGTGCTCTTGTAATCCTCCAACGGTTACTGCTGTAGTTTCGCCAAGCTGATCTATTGTAATTCCCGCTTTTTGCATAACTCCAATTACATTTTTTACATCTTGTGATCCTATGTAAAGACCTTCTCTGCTTAATTCAGAGTTTGCTTCTATTATTTTTCTATATGATTTTGCAAACTTCTCCGACTCTTCAAATGTTGCGCCTATGCCTGCAGCAAGCTGAAACTGATCTTTTGCAAATGTTCTTAATCCTGAATCCATTGCATCATAAGCTTTGACAGACTCATATGCAACCCCGACCACATTGGATAATGCGTTCAAAGTTCCGGTTAGAGCAGCAGTAAATCCCGTGTTTGCACTAAGCCCAGTGGTTAAGGCTCCAATAAAGTTTCCTACTGAAGCCTCAGCAGAGTTAAATGACGAATTCATATCTTTTAAGATGGTGCTATTTTTAAATCCGGCATTTGAAAAGGTTTCCATTGCATCAGACGCGCCCCTGACGGCGTCCTCAAACTTACGAGTGGTTTCTGTCGCTGATACTGTAGGAGTTGGATCTGCCATTTTATATATCTTCCCTTATTAATTTGTTTAAATTAATAGAGTTAAATAAATTTTCTTCTTTTGGATTGGCGTTTAACTCTCTTATCTTTTTTATTGCTTCAATTAATGGATTATTTTTAAATTCATTTTTCTTTGCAAGATCTAAGAACTCATCAGTTTCTTTTATAGATTCTTCTTTTTGAGAATTTCTAAATTCTTTTGCTTTCATTACGCCTTCATGGTTTAAGAATGAAGCATGATAATCAAGATATGATAAATTTTTATCCAACTCTCTTATTTTATCTTCAGAGATCATAAGACTATACCACGCCAATTGCGCCATAGTCACTCCTTCAAAGATAGGATCATCTACTCTGCACTGCCAGACCTTACAAAGCTCCCATCTTATATAATGATCGGAGCTTTTTACTATTTTTTTAGATTTTCAGCCGTTAAAAGCTTTGAGCTCTCAGCTATCATTGATTCAATCTCATTAAACAAATATTCAAATATTGATTGCTGCAGTCCTCCAACAAGATTTAGTCTTTCTTCAAATGTATCCTCTTCAAGATATGAAGAAAGCAATCTTTTATTTATCTTCTTTATTGAAAGAGCTAAAATTCCTTTTTTAAAGAACATAAGTCTTTCTTTTTCAGATAATGAAAGAGCCTCTTTGAAGATCATATCCTGCTCCCTATTTGATAGGGTTGTTAATTGAAATTCAAAATCACCAATTGACACATCTTTTCTTGCGGCACCAAGAAAAATAAGATCTTCCAATCCTCGCAAGCCCTTCGGAATAGAGCTTGATGCAGCTTCAACTTCGGCATTATCAGTATCAGACTGCTCAAATCTTTTGTTAATGATCTCTGGATCTAAATTTGGATTTCCTGCAATCTTTCCTCTTACTGCGCCAATATCATGCGATGGTACAACTTTTGAGACTGGTTTCATATTAATACTCCAAACTCATTATACTAAAAAACTAAGCCATAGCAAATAATTTATCTTATTTTACTATGGCTTAGTTGAAAGTTTATGACTAGTAAGCTGCGCTTATAAGGCCTGGGAAATCAAGAGAACCTCTTCTTCCATTTGCTCCAGAATCTGCAGCAATTTCTGCAGAGTCAATCTGAACACCTGGAATCTGTCTACCGCCACCAGCGCCCTGACTTAGAGCAATTGCTTCGCCACCCCTGATTGTTGAAACATATTCACAGGCAACGTTGGCGTTCTGTGTGATTGTATAGTCTGTGTTTTGATAATTTGTTCCAATGGATTCAAACCAACAGTTATGATATGTTGTTATTATTGCATCATTTCCAGTTCCAGTAAACTGATCAATAACAACTATATCAAAGGAAATGCGCTGGGACTGAAGATTTCTGAACCCTCTAGAAAATGCTTCTGGAAGAGAAAGTCCGTCAAAATACATCCTATTTATAGTTAGCTTTACGGTCGTCGGGCCTGATGGCACTAACTCTATTATACCATCTGTTCCAACTTCAGTTATTGCCTTTACTGATCTGCTTTGTGATTCGTTAAATGACTGTATTGCGCCAACTGGCTCATTTTCTACCATGATTATAATCTGCGTAGAAAGTGAACTCTTAGTAGTCGAGTCTAGATTAGAACCAGTCTTTGGGTAAGTTGGCATTTTTGATTGTCTCCTATAGAGTGTGCTCTATCTACTTTTAATATAAATTAATAGATTTGTTTTGTTAAAATATTTATGACTGTAAAATATTATATTTTATTACTGATTATCACTAAGTCTATTTATTTTATGAAATTTCATATGGCAGCTTTTACATAAGATTTTTACATTGGAAGGGTCTAGGGCAAGGTCTGGATAAATTGATTTAGGTTTTACATGATGAGCATGCAGTTCCTCTTTTACTCCGCAATCTTCGCAATAGGGGGTTTTTCTTTTTGCGCGAGAAGCCCAAGTTCTCAGCTCTCCAATGGTAAATGGAATAGTCCAGTCTGGCTCTCTAAAGTATCTTTTATTGTGTGCAATTTTAATTTTTCTTCTAGACTCTTCAGAGTGAGTTGTTCCCCTTTTTAATCTTGCAAATTTTTCTCTAGTTTCTTCGGAAATTGGTGGTCTATTTTTTACAGAATTACTCATTTTTTGAGTTGTTTCTTTTGAAAAAACTCTTCCACTCATAGCATCTGACATTTTTTTTCTTGTCTCTTCACTTCTTTTTAATCCAGTATTTGCGTTCTTTATTATCTGAATATGTTCTTCAGAAAGCTTTCTTCCGGTTACTGCCGCTCTTGCTGCATCCATGCACTGCTCGGATGGTTGTCTTCCTTTCAGTGAGCAAGACTTACAGGTATCGTTTTGCTTATTGGCCCTTGTTACAGAATCGGTGGTTTTGTAAATCAATTCTATGCTGCACGATGGACATATTCTTTTTAGTCCAGAATAATTATCTGATTTCTTGCTACATTTAACACAAGATAGCGCTTTTTTCTGGGCAGCTCTACAGCTTGCTGCTGTTTTATACTGAAGCTCACTATTACATTCTGGGCAGTTTCTTTTTGATCCGGCCGCATCTGCTTGAGACTTTGTTCTTTCTCTACACTGCCCGCAGAGTGTCTCATTACGCTTTGCCGCATTGGCAGCCTGTCGGCTGCCGTACTCCATTTTTTCTTCACAACTTTTGCAATTTGCATAAAACATAAATTTCCCCGTTAACTATTTTATACTTTTTTAATTAGTAATTAATAGGGAAAGATGTAATAAATCTTATTATGAAATTCCAATTTCTAAGTCAATAAATATATAGTTGATTGGATATGCAGGCGTAAAGGTAAGATAGATGTTCCATTGTCTTGGATCGACCTTATCTTTTTCTACTCTTATATTCTTAAAGTCTGTTATCAATCCTTGAGAAACTAGGGCGCTCATGATTGTTTTTACCTTGGCTGTCATAATACCCGGAGTGTTTGAGTCCTCTACGGTACCAACGAAGCTCATCATTGAGTCTCTTAGAACTTTTTTAACTCTATCGCGAATAAACACGATTGAGATTTCTTCGTCTTCTACAAAGCCAGATTGACTTGTTGTGCGTCCTGCGAGGACTCTTCCACCGCCAGTTATTGGCTGAACCACTGTTGCTCCAACTCCACCAAGCTGGTCGAGTATTACCTTGCGGAATACGCGATCTCTGCCGATTGAGAATCCGGTAAGTTCCTTGAATGTTAGTGGAACGGCAACGTTTTGTGTAGCAGATAGGTAACCGGCTGCTGCGGCAGACATATAGAAGCCGCTTATAAAGCTATTTGTTCCTGAGATATTTCTTATAATCTGATCAGGATAGAAGTAAACTGCACGGTTGCTGTTATAGTTATCAGAAAGCTTGTAATTAGCAAGATCTTCTGTGTTGCCATCCAGAACTTCGGTTACATCGTCACCCTGAATTCCTTCAAGAACTCCAATGTCTTCGATTGCAACTTCTTCTTGACCGAGTAGTGCGGCTGGAGTAATCCCTCTTTGTGCTCCAATTAGCGCAACTCTTTCTTTCTGATTTGCTATTGTGCTCATAGTCTCGCAGTGAGAAACTGCTGCACGGAATATTCCTGAAATATTCTGAGTTGGAAGTGGAACAACCACCTGACACTCTGATGCTTCTATTGTTTCAAATGCTTCGAACCAATTTGTATCAAAGAAGGTGACATCTTTTTCATCAATATAAGAAACTCTTAGTCCATCACCTGGCTTAAGTGTTTTGCTATCAACTAGATCTTTGTGTAGAAGTATTTTTGCAGATACATCTGTTGTGTTTGATACATCTTTTACAAAGAATACAACATCAGTTGCGTTATTTCCTAGTGTATTAAATGATCCGCTGGTTGGGCTTATAACTGCAGCATTGTCATTTACAATTGATATAATTTCAAACTCAACAATGGCCTGGCCAGTTGGGGCAGCAAGAAGATAATCACTTATCTCGTCTTTTGTTGTGGAGACTGTTGTTCCATGCTCAAGAGACTGAATTACGATTATTCTTCCTATGTCAGTGCTGTCAAAGTTTACATCAAGAGACTCAAAATAACCTGTGGTTGTGTCTATTGTTGCTCCAATCCCCGCTCCGGTGATTTGAACGTCGGTGTTTACTACGGTATATGAGTAAGAATATTGTGGGTTAGTTATAAAGGAATATTGTGCTGTTTCCGACTCAAATTGAGAATTATAAAAGTCAACTTTATTTGGGAAAATTTGAGTCTCTACGCCACTTCTTGTTACAAAGAAGTTTACACCAGTGTCTCCGTCTGGTCTTCCAGAACCAAGGCCAGATACTGGCTTTGGAATTATGAATGAAAGATCGTCAACTTGACAGTTTGCGGCAACTCCACCGCAAGCTGGGAAACCGCCTACGCCCTTTGAGTTCTTTTCAGCGTAAAGAACTATAGAAGATCTGCGAGCTACTGCTGGCTTGCATTGAATTGCAAGAAGGCCGGGTGCTCCATTCTCAAATGCGATCTGAGCACCAAGAGAAAGTGTGTTTGTTGCGCTTGGGGTACCATGCTTTGAGAATAAGTCCTTTGCGCTTGTGAAGAATTCCGCATCATTTATTGTGATCTCTGGAATATACTTAGCCTCAAGACGATCACCCTTCTTTAGTATTTTAGATTTTACATCAATAAAAAACTTATCGCCAACTGCGAAAGGAATGTCTGGGCCGCTTGTATCGCCAACGGCAAGGCCTTCTCTTATACCGAATACAATTATTCCGTTTGTTTCAAGTATGCTGAATGTAACGGACTCGCCGGTATCAGCAATGCCGGGTACAGAGCCTTCTGCTAGCTCTGGATAAGCTACGGTAGTGTCACCAAGGAGGTGAACTCTAACTCTGCGAGAAGAGGTTACAGCCTTGATAACGTAGTATCCTGGTGCTGGGCCATCACAGATTAGAAGAACTTTGCCAACATCTCTGCTTGTAAAATACCCGGCTGTTGCTGGTGTTCCGGATGAGTTATGAGCTACGGTATAGTCATCAATAAATATGTCTTTTACTTTTATTGACCAAGATACATTTGAAAGAGCTGAATCAAGAGTATCTGTCTCAAGTATAAGAGTTGTTTTTCCAGTTGAGCTGCTATAAGATAGTGACTTAATCTGGATACCATCAGCAGGAGTATATCCATCGTCAGTTATGCAGAGATAATCGCCAGCGAGAACTTGTCCGGGGCTTACTAAATCTGCTGTCACTTGGAAGCGATCTGTTGTTCCAGATGTGGAATCTGTTGCGGAATCAAAGTCTGAAGAACCTGGACCATAAACTGCGTCATTAGCAACAACATATGAATCGGTGCAAATATCTGTGCTACCGGGAACTGCACCACCGCTTCTGTTAAAGAGGGCTGGGTTTGTTCCATGGAATAGAATTGGAGCTCCAGAAGAATCTCTTATTTGACCAGACACTGAGCCCGCAACAGTAAATGTTGATAGGCCTGGTATTGGGGCTCCTGACGAATCTCTTATTACAGAAACACATCTTATTGTCCATCTTTCTGGTACTGCATTTGAATCAACTATAGAGATTAACTCGTAATCACCGCAGGTTCCATCAACAATGGTACCATTTCCAACGTTTGAGGAGGATGCGGAGTATTTCTTTCCATTTTGATCGCCAATTGAAGCGCCCTGTAGCTCGATGCATCCAGAGTCTATGTCAAGTCTAAAATCAAACTTGCTTGGGAAGGAAGCGTCATCAATTGCCTGCTCTGTTCCGTAAAGCTCAGTACCATTTAGATATACTTTTGTTCTACCAGAGATAACAGGAGATTGTGCAAGCATAAAATACTTGCTATCACCATTACCAGTAGGACTACATTCGGAAGAGCCGTCCTGACCATTGCCAGCGGCTGCTTCTATAATTACTTCTTCTCTTAGGCCTTCACCCATGATGCATGCTATACGAATGCCTCCTGGGATTGATACGCCAGTTGTTATTACTCTATCTCTAGCAAAAGTACCTGGTTGTACGTAGCCGCTGATTCCTGGAATGTTAGCCATAATTAAAAACCTCCGAGTCTAATTTCAATTAGACTATTTATTATTAGTAGCTCAAATTTTAGTAAGTTCCAAAATGTCACTGTATCTTAATACAGTAGAATTAGCAGAACTATCGGGATTTCCAGATTCTGTTCTAACAGAATCAAAATAAAAAATTATTTTCTCTATAACATTCTCTAAAGGAATTTCAACTCTCCACTCAGATAGGCACCTAAGACTTATGTTTTGGGCATAAATATAATCATTTGCATATGGTTCTGATGATTCTCCGCCTATTGTAAGGCCTTGTATAAAAAGTCCTGATGCTCTGAGATCATTCCAAAGAACATACTGCAAAGCAAGAGATGTTATATCAACTAATTCTTGCAACTCTGATGAACTTTCACAATAAATACCAACATCTAGATTCATTTCCCATTTTCCGGCGTACACTTTATGTGTTGGTGTAGATATTTTTCTTCTTGCACCAAATTCATTTTCAATATAATCAATCCTATATTTATAGGTTCCCTCTTGATTAAAAGATAATGGTTTATAACTTCCGCCGTTATGTTTTATTGTTATAGCCGGGAAAAACTTAACATCGTAACGATAAATGTCCGAAATTAATATTTTTGTTGACTGATCTGTATCAAGAGGTTTTCCAGAAAGATCTGGAGTTAGAGGAAATCCAAACTCATCATCTCTATATGTAAATATAGAATCTTTTCTAAAAACATCTCTAAGCGATTGAATTAATAAGTTTTTTGGTTGCGCCACAGCAACGTTTTGAACAATATTGTTATTCGCAAAGAAATCTGAAAAGACTCTATGGTCGCCGTTCGATGCTGTCCCCGGAAGTGCTTGTTCTAATATTGGCATTATTCTTTTCCCTCATATTTAAGGGCAAATATACATAGTTATTTATCTGAACTGTCTGAT